AATTCATTACAAAAAGGAGAATAAACCATGAAGAGAATCATTTTTATGATCATGAACCTGCAGCTGTTTGCTGAAGCAGGTACAGTTGTCAACACCACAACCGGTTTCGTAAATGCATACGACGGCACCAAAACCACAACGACAGATCTGGACCCCACCATCAAGACCTACTATGACACAGAGCTGCTGGAAAACGCGCGTATTGAGATGTTCTATGCGCAGTTTGCAAAGAAGCAGCCCCTGCCTGCAGGTCGCGGTAAGACCGTAGAGTGGAGAAAATGGAACACCTTCGAGAAGGCTACAGAGCTTCAGGAAGGTGTGATCCCCTCTGGTCAGACGCTTGGCATGAGCGTCAAGAACGGTGCGATCAAGCAGTACGGTACTTACGCTACCGTATCCGACGTGCTGGAGCTGCACGCATTTGACGACGTGATCCTTGGCGCAACCGAGGAGATGGGCGCGTCCGCTGCCGAAACTCAGGAAACCCTGATCCGTGACGGTCTGCTTGCAAACACCAACGTGTTCTACTGTGACAACATCACGCTGGAAACCGGTGAGTCTGCAAGCACTCCCACCTCTCCCGCTCTGATGGAAGCATCCACTACTGTGATGAGCCTGCTGACTCCTCTGATGGTCAACAAGGTGGTCACTCTGCTCAAGAAGAACCGTGTTCCGAGAATTGACGGCAAGTACGTAGCCGTGATCCATCCTTCCGTGGCAGAGGATCTGCGCAACAGCGACGAGTGGATCGAAGCGCACCAGTATGCATCTCCCGAGCAGATTTTCAACGGTGAGATCGGTGAGCTGCACGGTGTCAGATTTATCGAAAACGCTTTTGCACCCGTTCTTGGCGGCACGCTTTATCAGAACAAGGCTGGAACATCGACATACGCGACCTACTTCTTCGGTAAGGATTCTTTCGGCATTATCGACCCCGAGGGCGGTGCGCTTGAGATGATCGTAAAGACAGCCGAGCAGGTCGGAGGTCCTCTGAATCAGTTCAGCACCATTGGCTATAAGTTTGAAACCGGCATGGCTGTGCTTTACCCCGAGCGCATGGTAAGAGTGATGTCTTGCTCTTCCTACAGCGCACTGGATGACGCAACCTACGTTGAAGACGCCGCAACCGGCGGTGATGACACAACCGGCGGTGATGACACAACCGGCGGTGATGACGATGTAACCGGCGGTGAGAACGACGAGTAATAAACCGTAACGTGGGCAGGGCAATGCCCTGCCCACTACAAAATTTTATGGAGGAATTATGGCTACTACCAAAACCAAAAAGAACGTAATCAAGGAAAAAAAGAGACGCATCTATGTTGACAGAGACTCTTCCGACACCGATCCCAATCTTTACGTTTGCATCAACGGCAGGTCCTTTCTCTTGCCTCGTGGCAAGTACGTAGAAGTTCCTGCATACGTTGCAGACGAGATTGAAAGAAGTAAGAGAGCGCAGCATCGCTACGACGATACAATCGACAGACTCAGCCAGATGGCAAAGTAAAAAAAGCAGGGCTCGACCCTGCTTTTTTGGAAAGGCGGTAACATGAAAATTATTGAGGCAATTGGTATTGTCAACGAATTGAAGCCAAACGCATATTCCCAAGACCGCAAGGTGGAATGGCTTTCCGCGCTTGACTCTATGGTGCAGCGTTTGGTTTACGACAAGCACGAAAACTCTCCCTCGTGCGGATTTGAGGGATACCAGAACGACGTTGACCCGGATACGGATCTGCTGGTAAAGGGGTATGATCAGATGTATGTGCGCTGGCTTGCGGCACAGATCGATCTGAATCAGGGAGAATTTGCAAAATACAACAACTCCATTGAAATGTTCAATGCCGAGTGGGATAAATTTACGGGAGAATACAACCGGACGCATATGCCGATTACGGGCGGTCATGGTCGCTTTCTGTATTGAGAGGTGGCGTGATGAGATACCCGAAATTAAACGTCATTGCGCACGATAAGCAATATATCGATATCTTTGGCGGCTACAATCACAACACAAGGATCAGAGAAAATGAATTCTATGACGTGGTAAACATGACAGCTGACGCATACCCTCTGCTTAAGACGCGAAAGCCTCACGGAGTATATGTGGAAGGCGAGACAGACGGCATGATATCCAAGGACGAATTCTGTTATATTGCACAAGGTACGTTTTTCATGGAAAGCGGCTACGTTGATCTCGGTCTGACAAGTGGTGAAAAGGTCCTTGTATCAATGGGCGCATACGTAATTATTTTCCCGGACAAAAAGTACGTTAACACAGCGAACCTCGAAGATAACGGAAGCCTTGAATCCACATGCAGCGGAAATTCTGCTGTTGTTACTCTTTGCAGCAAAGACGGTACACAGATCGAAAACTCTCATGTCGAGTTTTCCAATACGCAGCCGGCAAGCGGAAATAATGGTTACTACTGGGTAGATACCTCTACCACTCCAGCGACAATGTACAGATATAGCGGTGAAAGCGGTGAGTGGTTTGACGTACCGTCCTATATCAAGATCAGCTCAGAATACATCACGAACGAATTCAAGGTAGGAGATTCTGTAACCTTGCAAGGATTTACCAGCGGAGAAACAAGCCTTGACGGTTTCAAAAGCATCGTGGCAGCCGGTGTTGATACGCAAAGCATCGGAGCGATAAGAAATTTCATTGCCGTTCCCGGTATCATTACTGAAACCAGCGTATCGATCGCTACAAATTTCACGTTGTCGAGAGATGTCCCTGATATGGATTTTGTCATTGAAGCGAACAATCGCTTGTGGGGCTGCAAATACGGAATTGTAGACGGCAAGCTGGTCAACGAGATTTATGCATCCAAGCTGGGAGATTTCAAAAACTGGCACAACTACGCAGGCATTTCTACTGATTCCTATGCAGCAAGCGTTGGTACTGACGGGAAATTCACCGGTGCCATCAACTATGGCGGATATCCTCTGTTTTTCAAGGAGCGGTGCGTTCACAAGGTGTTCGGATATCAGCCGAGCAACTTTCAGATTCAAACAGACACGATCAATGGTGTGCAGGAAGGATGCCACAAGAGCCTCGCTATTATCAACGAGGTGCTGTATTATAAATCCCGAAGCGGTGTTTGTGCCTATGATGGTTCGCTGCCTGCAATCATCTCGGAGCAGCTTGGAAACGAGGAATACAAAAATGCTGTAGGCGGTGGCTATCGCAACAAATACTACCTGACCATGAAGCAGACGGGCATTGCATACGATTTCATCTATGACACAAAGTCCGGTATTTGGCACAGATCTCAGATTCCTCAGCAGATCGTAGAGTATTGCGCACACGGAGACGAGCTTTATTTCCGCACAGATCCTGCTGTCGGTGGTTTTATCGGAACTACGTTTTCACAGCCTGCTCAGGCAGATGATGAAAGCGGATACGAGGAGAAAAACGTATTTTGGCATGCAGAGAGCGGCATGATCGGTCTTTACACGGAAGACAAGAAATACCTTGTATCGCTAAATGTTCGAATTAAGCTGGAGAACGGAACAAAGGTAAGATTTTACATTGAGTATGACTCCAGCGGATACTGGCAGCCGATCAATTCCATGATCGGACGCGGCATCCAAATTATCAATATGCCGATCATTCCTCGCAGATGCGATCATTTCCGTATCAGGATCGAGGGAGAAGGTACGGCTACACTGTTTTCCATTTGCAAAACCACGGAGGAGGGAACAGAAATATGAGGCTGAAAAAACCTTTTTTGCACGGAAGCCCGGCTGAACAGCTTGTGCAACTGAAATCTTGGCTGTTCGACTTGGTGGATAAAATCAACTATATTTTGGATAGAATCGAGGTGGGTAACAACAATGCCGATCACTAAAAAGCCTTATCAAAAAAAAGAAGAATTGTTTGACGACGAGTACAAGCCCAACGAGGCGTATGATCGTGCTGTGGAAGCATACAAGGCATACGATGCTGTAAGAAAGCAGGCAGATGCCGTTTACGACAGGATGATCACTCGCAAGGACTTTTCCTATAACGTCAACAACGATGCAATGTATGACAAGCTTGTGCAGGAATATGCCGATAACGCAAGCAGAGCAGCGGAGGATGCAATGGGCAGAGCCGCTGCGCTTACCGGTGGATATGGCAGCTCCTACGCGCAGCAGGTAGGTCAGCAGACCTATCAGGATTACATTGGCGGAGTAACCGCTGAAGCAGACAAACTGTATGACCGCGCCCTTGATCGCTACGTAATGGAAGGTCAGGCTATTGAAAACAAGTACAACTTGCTTGCAAATAAGGCAAACACAAAGTACGCTGAATACGCAGCAGCTGCTGCTGCCTCTGACAATGGAGAAGAAGCTCTCTATACACCGAGCACCGACCTCACCAAGTATGAAGAAAAAATGCCCACGTTCAATTCTCAGCAGGAAGCTGGAGAATTCTTGGATAATTTGGTAGAAAACAATATTATCAGTGCCGAAGATGCTGACTGGCTGATGCTTATGTATGCAGACCAACTCAAGGATGACCCGTTTTATTACTATGATAAGTACATTATGAAATAATGTCGATATACGAGGTGAAATATGGGCGTATATGAACGTTACAAAAAAGAAAAGTCGAAGAACCCGGAAAAATACGGCGCCTACGAAAGCTACCAGCTTTCGAAAAAGTATTCCGGTGTTGATACCAGCAAGGTTGACGAGAACTACCTGAATTCGTATAATACCAATGCAAACAGTTTTTTTTCAAGCGAAGGGTTGCAGGAGGACAGCTACGATAAGTGGCGCGGTCTGAACGATCAGGCTGAGATGGTCAGAGCATGGGCATGGCAGAACCGTGACAAGCTCGGAGATAACTTTAACACCATCATGAGCGCAACCGATCTTTCCAAGGCTGACAAATACTGGGGACAATTCAAGAGCGCGGAGGATTACGCAAACACGTTTGCTCAATATACG